CAATATCAAAAAAGAATGACTGTAACTTGTGGGTGTTCGTTACCTTACGTGTAGTAGCTTCTTTAAATGTTGCTAGGGCGTAGTAGCAGTCGTATCCGTTTGTATCTAGTTCATGCGCTTCGCTGATTAACTGATCTACCGTCTTAAAAAACTTCTGCGGCTTGTGACCAGTTTTCTTGTTGTGCGCCCAAATACAATAAAAACCTTCTGCGGCTAAAGACCCCTGCAAAAATGACTTAGTATCCATATTCGCATCCGAGAGAAAAAGTAGCAGGGGTGCAGGTACGCACCCTTTTCGGTGTATTGTTCCTAGCTACGGGTTACTTATGTAGGGGAGTTATCCGTCCCAACCGTCAACAATAAGTGCTAAGTCTTTGTCTTCTTCTTTTGGTGCTACGGACTTCTTCTTAGCAGTCTTTTTTGGTTGCTTAACAGGAGCTTCTTCTGAGGTGTCACCACCAAAGATATCGTCATCCACTTCAAAGGGAGTTTGAGCTTCGTTAACTTTGGCTGAAGCAACATTTTCAGGGGACACAGTTTCAAAGGGGTTACTACTATCATGCTCGAAACCCTCTACTGCGGCGAAAGGTGAAGCGGCTTCCATAGGTACGTACTTAGTAATCTGTACCGCTCGTAGACGTATAGACACACCTGCCTCTGCCATCTTATAGGGATAGAACGTGACAGCTATGTTCCCTACGCTTCCTGTGGTGAGTTTGAAGTCTTCTGGCAACTCCTTACTCTTCGCATCAAACTGTTTTGGTGGTTCGGTGGCATCCTTCCCATAGGCCGCTTTTAGTACAGCCTTACCCACAAACGTGCCTTCCTCTTCTTTCTCAAAGGGGTTAGGTAGTTTCTCAGGCCATCCTTTCTCTTTAGCGCTTTGGTATGCCGTAGCCATATGACCGTACAAAGTCTTGGCTTGCTCGTTATTCATACGAAATTTAGTTTCGTACTTTGCTCCATCATCAAACGGGTCGCAGGGTACACTCTTACCTTTCTCACCTGCTGACGAGTCATAACGATAGGGTTGGTTGATACGAGGGTATAGTATTTCTACGTTCGGTATTATATAGCTCATGTTATTTTCCTTTACTAGGTTGCGTTTAATTCAAAACCGTCTACTACTGCGAAGGGAGATTTTGGTTCCGCAGATACATCCAAGCGTATTGCCTTACATGTATCGGGGTGATCTTTTAAATCTGAAACCGTAGATGCTTCTTCGTTACTCAGTGATCGTATAGGTTTAAAATAAAGTTTAGGGATCGGACTTTGTTCATCAAAATACACTCGCGTAACTAAACGAGTTGCTACAGCACCTCTGCTAGACAAGAACTTAACGTAGCCTTGCATCGGCATATGCCCATTGCTATCTCTACCATATATAGAAGTAGCAGGTAACTGTAGTTGGTACACCTCATCTAACTGCCCATCAAAAACTATAGCTAGACGTTGTGAAAACCTACAAGCGCGTCCACGATTACTCCCTGACCCACGTATATTCTGTGGGCAATCCATACAACGGGCGGCTTGCTTTTGCTCTCTAGGGACATCGGTAGAAGGTCGTTGCGTGTCTGCTGACCAACACGTAGGTACTTCTGATCTATTTGGATCAAAGGCGTTCGCGTAGTACGAGCGTGATACTACAGCCGCATCAACAATAACCAGATCCCTAAAGGTGTCTTCCATCATAATCGTTTTTCCGCTATCTACAATAGAAAACTTACTATTACGTATACTTATTCGGCGCACACTACATATCTTCGTCGAATAAATATTGTATAGCGGCATTAGAAAGTTCATCTACTTCAACTTCCTTATCCTTTTTCTCTTGCTCCACTTCTTTCTTTACTACATGTTTAGCCACTTTTGCTTCAGCTAACTGCTGTAAGGAAGCTACCTCAAATTGGTCATCTTCAGTAACTTTAGCGCCGTTCTCCAGTAAAGACCTAGCAACGTCAGAAATCCTAAACCTGTACGTTTGTCCGATATTTACATACGAATCAGGAGATATGTGGCCTCCCCGTATCCATACACGGATCGTCGAAACGGATACAGCGAAATGCTCGGCTACCTCTTCTACTGGTACAAATCGTTCTGGAGTACTCATTATTTCTTCCTCACCGCTATCGCGTATTCTGAATCTACGTTAAGACCTCTGGGTACAAGGTCGGGGTTTTCTTCTAAAAACTGACGGACATTACCTTGGTTCAACCGCTTGTCAAAGAACTCTGGCACTTCGTTCTCTAGTACAAACTTATACATAGACTCCCAATCGCTCGTCCAGTACCTAGTTTTCACTGACCTATAGAACAACCCTGCTGATGTCCTCACGCTTTCCAAACCTTGGTCAGCGCAGTACTTGAGGAGGGCTTCTTTGACAACCTCAAGTTGATTTGCAAGTACATCATCTTCAGCTTTAAAATCTGAGGACAGTTCTGCTCGTTTAGCCTTAATCTTCAAGTAAGTCTCAGTCAGCTTATCGGGTGTAACATTACTCATGGCTTACTCCAATCGTTGACGAGAAATACACTTTAGTGATCTTTCGTAAGCTAGTCAAGTATTTCTTGGTATAAGTCGATCATTTTTGTGTGTACGTCAATTCTATTGTCTAACAGTGAGTAAACACGCTTTTCTACGTTAGATCCTTGTAGCTGAACAACAGTACACTTGTGATCCTGTCCTGACCTATGGACACGTGCATTGGCTTGAGCATAAGTTTCAAGTGAACTTGTCGGCCCCCACCATACGACTGTATTCGCCGCAGTTAACGTGACACCGTGTGCCGCTGCTTGAGGTTGTATGACTAATACTTTCGGATCGTCTTGCTGTTGGAACTGCTTAAATATCTTTGTGCGGTTAGAAGCAGACACATCCCCACGTATGACCTCGGTAGATATCTTATCCTCGCGTAGTTTTTTGGTAAGTAAGTCTATGACATGTTTAAACGGTACAAAGATCAATACCTTCTTACTAGACTCGTCTATCACTTCTCGCAACACCTTATACCTGTGCTGTATATCAAACTCTAAAGATTCTCCCTCATCGGTATACACTGCACCACAAGATATCTGTAGTAGTTTGTTCATGTTGACAGCCGCATTGACCGCTGTTATCTGTTCACCTGCCGCTTGCATCACCATCTTGCTTGCTAATTCTTTGTAATACTTCTTTTGCTGGCGTGTTAACTCAACTTCCCGTTTCACATACACCATAGGAGGTAGGTCTAAGCACTCGTCCTTGGTAAATCTAATAGCAGGTTGTAGAGCGTTGTATACGACTTCGGTAGCCGTATCCTTGGCGACCCATTTAAAGTTAGTAACCTTGTACATAACTTGGTCGCGGAACGATCCGAAGAATCTAGGTACGCTGTTGGGGTTAATTAACTTCGCTAGTCCGTAAGCATCAAGCGGGCTTTGTGCCGCAGGAGTACCTGTCATCATCCATAACCAAGTATTGGGTTTAATTATGCGATTTAAAGTTTTCCAACGGTTTGTCTGTGGGTTCTTATAATGTGTAGCTTCATCTACAATTATGCAGTCAAAGTTCCCCTTTACTATAACGTCTTCCACTATGGCTAACCCATCGTAGTTTATTACCACGTAGTCAGCACCGTTTTCAATTATCTTCCTACGTTTAGCCGCCGCTCCATAAGCTACGTCTACTGTTCGGTGCATGGCAAACTTAAACAAATCGTCTCGCCAAGCTGAGTCCATTATAGATAGTGGGCAGATTACTAATACACGATTTATTTTACCCGCCTTTAGTAAGAAGTCTGATGCCCATATAGCACTAGCAGTTTTGCCAGTACCCTGCTCGTTAAAGCAAAAAGCCCTTCTGTGTAGCGTAAGAAAGGAGGATGTGACTTTCTGGTGGTCGAAGGGTGTGTACTCTCCCGTCCACTCATACTTACCTTCTATAGGAGAAGGCGCTTTAATATTTAAGTTGCGTAGTACATGGGCTTCTTCTATACCCCAGTTAACTAATACCTTGTTGTCTCCTAACTCTTTGCTCTTTGGTATTACCGTAGTCACCTGACTAGGGTTGCGAAGGCGTAGTAGTAACGCCTTGTTGTCTACTATCTGCATAATGATTCCTTAAACTTTATAAACTCCATAAACTCCATAAACTCCATAACAGAGCTTTTTGGAGTTGGGGGTAAGACGTACCTTTAA